AAGGCTAAAGAGAAGCGACCTTTCTGGAAAAGTGATTGGAGAAAATAATGTTTAGACTAGAAGAAAGAATTATGGATTGCTGGCAGATAACCAGTGATATTAAGTTGGTCTATGAAGAACACCTAAACTCAGACGAGCCTATGAGTGAGGATGAGATGTCCAACATATTGATTGGACTGGAGTACCTATACCAACGTAAGTTCGACAGACTATTAACCGAGTTTGAAAAAGTATGTAGACACGGAGGTATATTTCTAGACAAAGACTTGGTTGAGGTTGCGAAGCAACACGAGAAGTACAATGAGAAACTAGATGAGATGTTCACAGATTCTGAACTTGTACCTAAGAAGGTAAGCATAGACTCTATGTTAGATGACTACAACTCTGAGACCCAAGAGGATATAAACAAGGAGTGGGGTAGTGCATAAGATTCTTTACAGAGACAAACCCAAGCAAGATGCTTGTATATCTCTAATCAATGAACACTTTAAGGAATTCCCAAACGACAACATAGCCACTATCAGCATAGATAGGGGTATGCCTGTTAGATCAACAGCACAATCCAAGCTGTACTTTAAATGGCGGGATTTGATTGGGGAGTTTCTAGGAAACAGCAAAGAGGAAACCCATAAACTTCTCAAGAACACATTGCTAGATGGAGGCTCAACTAAGGAGTTGTCAACTGTTGAGTTTGTTGACTTTTTGAGAGAGGTGGAGACGCTTGCTGATGAACTGGGTGTGAAGTTACCTAGAGGTGAGAACTACAGATGGATAATGACTAAAGACTAGGGCGTTTCTTGAGATTAACAAATTCCTCTTTCTCTTTTGGTTTGTTAACCCAAGCTGGCTTATAACCATATAACTTAACAGCCTCTTTATAACCTTTCTCTGTTTGCCAATGAGGACTCTTGGTGTCAACAGACCAGAAACCACCACCTTTAGCCAGTTTATATCCAGGCTTAACTTCTTGCTTTTCTTCTACAATCTCAGAAGGGTGTCCTGTAGGTTTGTTTGGATTCCTTTCGTATTTTTTCTTTTTAGATAATTGCTCTCTTACTTTATTATCTAAAGCAAAAACATCAATAATCTTGTTGCCAGATGAGAACATACCTTTTTCTTCTGTGTTCCTCATCTTTTTGGGTGCATCATCATCTACAGGCTTTGTTCTAGTGCCTACAGGCTTCTCTGGTTCGTCCTCTTTGTATAGGTCACTTCTCTGCTTGGCAGCAGCAACAGCTTGTTTCTCTGTATCGTATTCTTCTTGCTCGAACCAAGGGTAGAGGATAGGTAAGACCTTGCCTTGTTTAAGCAAACCCTTGCCATAGACATTAACCCATTTGCCGTTCTTGTTTTGGATAGTTTCTGATCTTTCGTGCATATTAACCTGCGCCTATTCTAAATGCCCTAATATAATCATCAGGGGTCTTGTTAATCTTACCATCTAAATGAGGGAATACCTCAAGTAGAGGTCTGCCATCTCTAATCACATAACCAAGGTATTTACGAGTACCTTGTTTGCCTAGATACCAGTTAAGGGCAGCCAAGTCTTGGTCTGTGTAACCTTTTGCCCCAATAGGGTCTTGGTATTCTTTCTTTAAGCGTTTAACATAGGAGACAATGTTCATCTCATTGGGGTCTGAGAATCCACCTTTACCATTAAACCTCTTGGCTATAATCTCATCTTGTAACTTCTGATTAAGGGCAAACTCTTCTCTGCTTAAACCTTTAGCATGGTTGTCATCTACATCGTTATAGAGTATCTGAAACATCCCTGTAGCACTTGAATTAGGATTAAACAGATTAACCCCATTACTACTCTCTACAAAGGCTATGCCTTTTTTAAAGGTGTTTAGGCCACCTGATAATAGTCCAGGGTTTTTCATTGCTTACGGTTGATCCTTTGACTTAGGGTTCTCTTCTTTTTCAATGGTTCTGTCAAACAACTCTTTTATTGCCGCTCTATCTGCTGACAATGCTTTAACAACATTTGGGTTGGCCCCAGGAAGGGCGATAACCTTATCCATATACGCCAGTGTTTTTCCTAGCGCAATCTTTGTCGCTCTAGTTTGAAGTGCAACAGTACCCATATAAGTAGTACCACCCACCCCAACTGCGACCAACGCAGTGTACCCATTAAGATAGGCAGCACTGTAGGCCGAAGTACCAAACGCAACAGCCATCATTCTATTGTAATCCATCTTTAATCCAATAGCATTTGAAAGGTTTTTAGCCACCCTTTGTATTGTTTTCTTTGCATCCATTTGAACGGCTGGCAATATTAAAGACCTTGCTTGATACAGTAAGCTTTGCGTTCTTAGTGATTCTTTTACGGGAGTGTTTGGTAGTTTTGTAGCAACTATATCGTTAAGTGTTGTTCTTAGCACACGAACAGACTCATCCATTGCTGTTATATTAACAGAGGCGTCCAGTTTTCCTGCTTTGGCTGTGTTATTAACAAAATCATCATAGGCTTGTCTTAATTGGAAAACTCCCAATGGGTTGCCCTTAAATTCACTGTCATCAATTATTTTAAGTAGTCTTTCTAAATTGTTTTTAATGGTGCTTTGTTGGCTGGCCTCTGCAAAAATTGGATTTGATTTTATTAAATCATCTATGTTTTGTTTTAATGTTTGTTTGACCTCTGACCAAGGGATTGTCTCTTTTGAGCCTCCACCCGCTTTTGTAATTTGCTCTCTTAACCGCGCACTCCATTTTGTAATAGCATCGCTCATTGCTTGGCTATTTTTGGTGGGACTAGAGTTCTTTTTAACACCATTAGCAAATAATGTGTCCATTAACTCCCTCTCCCAAGAACTGTAGTTGATTGTTTGTATTCTTCCTAACCCCTCAACAGTTACTTTACCAATATTTGTTTCATTAATGCTGTTTTTACCGTTTAGCTGTTCCCATAGTTTGTCATATTTGTTACGCATCTTTTGTTTTCCAGCTAAGTGGAACTCTCGTTCAGATGCTTTTTTTAATATGGTTTTGTCTGTCTTTCCCTTCCAAGGAATTATTTTATCAACAGGGGCAAAAACTAGACCAATGTCAACAACAGATTCAAGGTTTGTTGCTTCTCTTGGGTTTTCTTTTTTCCATGCTTGGTATTTTTTTACACCGCCAGAGATGGCCCGTCTGCCAGCCTCGGCTGCTGGAGAGTTCTCCCACCATGCAGTTAATTTGTCAGCTATTTTTCTATCAAAACCGTCAATTTCTTCAACCATTCCTTGTGGCATAAGCCAACGTATTCCGTTTTCAAGGTGGTTTAGACCATCCCAGGCTTCTTCAATCCCCTCTACAACAATATCACCAGCGAAATCAAGCACCATACCAGCACCACCTTTTCCATAAGAGTGTAATATGTGTTCAGGCAGGGTTATCTCTTTAGACGCAAACTGTTCTCTTGACTTCTGAACCTCGTTTGACCTTTTGTAAAAAGACTCTTGAAATCGATCAATTAAGGATTTATCGCCAGGAGTATTAATTGTTTCATTGTCAACATAGGTGGTTTCCCACTCTTCACTCGCTGTGCTATTATTAACCACAACATCATCTTGTGGAATTGCATCAGAGCCAATTGTTGTCCATTCAGCCATTTTAATTTCCTTGTTTTGGTGTTATATCAAAGCCATTTTTATCGTGAACAGTCCACCTTTGACCATTGTATTCGATCACATCTACGTCATACGGGGAAGCTGGCCACAAGACCCTTACATCTCCAGCTTCATTCTGTTGTCGTATATGCCCTTTTGGTGCTTTCATATAAACGGTATTTTCATCCCAAGTCTTTTCTGCTTGATAGATTTGTTCTTCAGTGTAATACTGTTTCATTTGGTCTTTAACTTTCTTAGGATAACTACCGTATGTTTCGTTCCATTTAAGTATCTTGGCATTTTCCAGTTGCCTTCTGATATACAAAATCCTACGAATAGAATCCTCATCTAAGGTAACGTCTCCACCAACCATAGCTTTGGCAAACTTCACGTCATTGTCTGACAATCCAGTACCAGAACCAAGTACACCACTACCTAATAATTCAGCAACCAACTTACCAGTTGTAGCCATCCAAACCTCGGTGGCTTGTATGTCTTTATTATCATCGCCAGTAAGAACACCTATCATTTTCGCCAAACCAAGTCTCATATCTGAAGCAAATCCAACAATAGGATCGCCAGAATTAAGGGCATTAAATGCTGAATCAATAGTGGTAATTGTTTCAGCACTCTTACGCGCAGTGCTGTAGGCTTCTGACACATCTGCACCAGCAATTTTTCCGAACTCCTTATCAAACGCAGTTTCTTTGCCAACAGTGGTATGATATATCTCTGTAGCTTTAATCCAGCACTCGGGATCGTCAAGATTACAACCCGTAGTACCATCAGAGTTTACAACTATTTTTGCAGCAGCCATCATATCCGACATAGTTGCGGTTTGTTTGGCGGGGGCATACTTAGGTGCTTCGTTTACAAAATCCCAGGTTTGTGTAGATGAGTTCCATTGCATAGTTTTAGTGTAAACAACATCCTTACCATTTACATTTTTAACATAGTCAACCTCATTTCTTTCTGGAGCTTTGTTAGAGGTTGATTCGGCATTAATTCGACCAGTTTCGGCCCTGTATGCATCTGTTAGGTCTTTCGCCCAACCCACTGCCTGTTCAGCATAATCATACAAACCAGCACCTCTTAGGGCATTAGCCAAATCCATAAAGTCCTCAAAGGTTTCAGGATTAGGAAACTGTTGTTGTACTTCTTCAAGGGCTTGTTGCTTGGCTATTCTAGGGTCAGGTGTACCACCCAACATACCTGAGAGTTGTTGTAGTCCTTGACCATACATATCACCAGCCATAGATGAGGCGTACATCATTCCACCACCCAGAGGTAGTTGGCCTGCCTTATAAGCATCATCAACTATCTGCCTATCCATGTCGGCTCTAACATCAAACATACTTGGGTAATTAACTGCCATCTTTATCTCCTATGAAAAAATACTGCTTGCGAGTGAACCCCAAAAATCACTCTTAGCTTTTGACTTTTTAGCTGATTCCATTGCTAAGTTATCAGCCCAACGAGTAGATGCTAGACTGGCGTTATTAATGTTGCCTGGTGTGTATGGAGTAGGCTGGTTCATCATTGAGTTGGCAATATTGCCCACATCTGTCATCATGCTCACCTCACCTCTTTGTCTAGCTAGGCTTGAATCTATCAAGGCTTGGCTTTGAGTAAAGGCATTGTTATAGGCATCTAGGTTTCTTTGGTCGCGTATTGCAGCCTCTCTCCTATCTTCTGTGCCTATCGCATAATCACCAGCACCTGTAGCTACTTGCCTAGCACGTCTGGCTGCATCTTGCCTATCATCTTGAGATGCAAAAGACCTAAGTGTGTCTTGGTAAAGTTCGTCTCTAGCACTTCGCCATCCGCCACCAATAAGATCATCGGTTTGATCAGCAAGCACTTTTTGTCTTGCGTAATAGTCATCATAGATAGCCTGATTCTCTGGAGATAGGGTAGAGGTCATCATATTATTATCTCTATCCCAACGAACCTGACCACCAACACCTGTAATTTCAGGAGTAGAGCGTTCCCATGCCAGCTTGTCTAATAAGTTTTGACGCTCGAAATCTTCTTCTGCGTATCTAGCACCGCCTCTGCCACGACCACCAAGCATGCCGCCCAGTGGAAGTTGCACTTTTTTAGTTGTCCCACCATGGTCAAATTTCCAACCCTTTGTGCCATCTCTATTTTTTACATAAGTACGATTGGTATTACCGTAAGCCGCATCTTGATAACCTTTGTCTAAATAACTTTGTGCCATCTCTATCTCCTATGCTGTCCGTTTCCACATACGTACTACGATATATGGTTGTAAATTGTTATGTGCGTCACCACTACCTGCATCATTTGTTTCTAAGGTGGCACTAGAGGCTTTATATTGGGCTGTCTTCATACCGTGATTTGGGTCGAAAGTTGAGGATACTCCGTGCATAGAGTGGCTATGTGATGGCATTTCTGCAACCGTCAGTGTATGAGTCTTAGCACCACCTGTTTCCTCTCTGGTGTTGAAGTCAGAGTCAGAACCAGTACCAGTAGAATCGTGAGCTGAGGACTGTTGTCCAACCATCACCTGCCCAGAACCAAAAGCTACCCAAGTACCTATACCCAGTACAGTAGCAGGGTCTCCTGTCGCAACCGTACAGAAAATAGAGCCTACTGGATAAACAAGGTCGTTAATTGCGGCTTTATCTAAAGCGGCTACTGCTGTATCCACATAAGCTGTAGTAGCAACCTTTGTTGAATTATCAGATTGGCTTTGGGTAGGGGCTGTCAAATCGCCAGCAACCGTTCCGTTGTTAATGGCAAAGTCCTCAGAGGAGCTACCGTTTAGGTCTGCCTTAGAATTAACTGCTGTTTGTACTGTGGTGAACTCGGTGTTAAAGTCTGTGCCAGAGATAATCTTTGCAGCATCCGAGTCCGATAATGCGTTTTTCCCTGCCCAGTCAACTGCAATTGTGTAGTTACTCATCTTAGTTTTCCTTGCTTGTGAAGTATGGTTAAGTTTTGCAGAGAGGCATCGAAACCGTTGCTCTCTATATCAATGTCCAGCTTTAGGTGTTTAGCTGAACCCGTCAAGTGAGTTTTGTACTCACTCAGTCCGTAGATAGGTGTGAATTTACTCGCACCATAAAGTGAGGTTGACGAACCCCATAATGCTGTTGAACCTGTGGTGGTTGGGTTTAGCAATATTTGTGTGGTCTTAGACGGTGTTTGGGAAAAGTCCTTGTACCACTTTACTCCCATTGTTGCACCAGAGCCACCCTCAAGCACCATAAACAATCGTTTTAGAAGTGAGGCTGATACATTCTCTCCAAGGTTTACCCATATTGTTGAAATACCACTCGTATAAGAGCTATTAACATAGACACTACTGCCTGAATAGTCCTTGTCAAAATACCCCTCGTAAGTAGCTAGACTGCCTTCCTGTTGTCCAATAAGCAAACCGTATAACTCTGTGTAGGCCAGACTCGCTGGCTCTCTGTCGGAGTCAAATGTCCACGTGGTTATTCTAGGTGCAGCGTTAGGGGTAGAGTGCTTCATGTCGAATACATAAGTAATGTTCTTATCAACAAAGGACATTATGTATATACCCTCACTCTCGACATAGACTGACTTTACGTTAGTACTCTGAGCAATGTTTCTAATTAGTCTGTCTTTAATGTTTACAGAGTAATCAGTCAAAGGTAGTTTGTCTTTCTCTGTGGTTCTTCCTAGTGATCTAAGGCCAGTGCTAGAGAGGAATACTAGGTCATCAGCAATCGCTTGTACAGAATCCCTTGATACACAACCAATACCTCTAATAACCTCGTCTAGTGCCAAAGCAGTTACATCATCAGGATTGTTGTAGATAGCAATATTGTTCTTACCAAAGATAACCAACTTACCATAGAAGGGGGCTAGGGCTACTATCTCGTCATTACCCCAAACTTTATTCAGGTTAATTGAACTAGCATCACCACCTGTCCAATCATCACCATCTAAAAGATTAGAATGGAATACAACACTTTTCTCCTCGACTACACCACCACACCAAACCCTGCCATAGAATCCCATGCCACAAGAAGGGTCAAAGGTAGTAATACCAGTAGGTTGTGTTGCGTGTGCTGTCCACCTAGAACCAGAGGCCAGTGAACCATCATATCTTTGTGGTGTTGCTCCAGCATGGAAACAATGAAGTCTCTTATTAAAATTAACAAACTGCCAATCTCCAGTTGTACCAGATACCGTTCTCTTAACATCTGCACCCGAAGAAGGGAAGGCAGCATCAGGTGTTGTGAAATCTATCGTATAGATAGTATCACCAGAGGATGCAAATATCTTATTCGTACCTTGGTCGTTATGCTCTGTTAGCGATCCAATCTTAGCAGAGGTCTTTAACACTTGTTGCTTAAAACCTTTTCTAAAGGATATTCTTCCTGATTCCCTTAGTACGACATTCTCTGCCTTAGTTAACCAAGTATGGTCTAAGGTTGATGGGTTATTCTGGGTGTTGAGTCCATTAACCCCAATGTCATCTAATGGTTGATATGTAATTGGTTTAGGCAACGTACCACTCCGACTCAAATTGTGTATTACCCGAGTCAAGCATAATGGCTTGCTTCACGGCTTGACTGGTTTCTTCTGCTGCGATAGAGGATTGTGTTCCGCCATCTTCCCCACGCTCTGCGATAGCCCTTGCCCAAGCACCCAAGACCACAGGTTTACTTGGAATCTTGATTGTTGTAGAGGCTGTTTTTAATTCGTCTTGATACTTTACAATATCAAATGAGAGGGTCTGAGCAGAGTTAGGAACGGGGGATAAATCTACCTTTAGATTATTAGAGGAATCTGCCCCATTAAAAGCATAGTATAGAGGCTCGCCAGATGCATCTGTGGGGTACTTTATGCTGTTCATGTACTGTCGGCTTACCTGAGACAAATTAATGCCTGTAGTGTTGTTTATGACATCCACAATCTTGATCTCTTGACCAGAACTTAGGTTGTAATTCTTTGTGCCATCTACTGTAGTTACATCAACTGTTTCTCTAAGAACTAACCAGTCGTGATAAGCCTCGATACTGCGTTTAGAATCATTCACTAAAGCACCAATCACTTTTTGATAATCCGTCACTGTAGTAGAGTCATTGATATTGCCAGACCAATCGGTAGCAATAGTTTCCTCTCTGAGTCTAATTAATACTTCGTTAATCAATTCTCTAAAAGTCATAATCTATCCTTTAATAATCTCACCATGTACGTTGGCCTTGCCCTTAATAATATCTATCACGTCTAGCTGAAAGGTTTTGTCTTTAAACCAAGTGATAATGCCAAAGCAATGATTCCAGTTATGGAGTCTGCCTTTAAGCCATCTATTCTTCTCAGCACTCATGTCCTTTAAACAACCCATCGACCAAGCAGAGATGTTGCCATCTTGTAACCTTGTGGCTGAGTATCTCTGGATGTCATGTGTGTGTCCATAAATTAGGTTAACTCCGTAAGCATCTAAATGTTTCTTGGCATGATTAAGTCCACAGTAAGCACCGTGTATAAAGTTTGCTTTACCAAGGCTTAGAACCTCGTTATATCGTAGGTACTTGTAACCTCTCTCATCCCATTTACACGCCTTTCTAAATGTATATCCATCAAGGTATGGGTTTTCTTCTACAAACGCATCAAGCCACTCATCATGGTTGCCAGCACATATATAGCGCTCTTTGCACCCTATCTTATCCAACACAGCATCAACCTTGTCTATCTCTTTGTTGACTGACTTAATGTCTTTATCAATAAGCGGTAGTTGGTACTCTAGTGGTGGTCTTTTTCTTCTCTTGTATCTGTGTCCATTGACACTAGACCATTCACCACAATCACCCAAATTAATAAAAGTCTGTGGCTTTATGTGTTCTATCGCCTGTAATACTACCGAATAAGCCTTCTTATCGTGTATCGGGAAGTGCTGATCGGGAATAACAATTCCAACCTTCATTTGCCTTTAGCTAATTGCGCTCCAAAATAGAACTCAACAATCATAGTAGCCCAAGCGAATATCTCATCGAACTTCAGAATACCTTCTACAGAGATGTACTCAACTACGTCTGGTACAAACTCTATTCCTAATAATTTAAATCCTTCCTTTACCGTAGGAATAACGGTTGGTATATCCCATACCACTGGTGCTACCTGAGTAAAGATAATCAAACCAAGGATAACCACAATAATGAAACGTCTGTTCCAAGCCGCCTGTGGTGATTCTTTGTTTGACTGTTCTACCGCCTCTGCAATAGCCTTCATATTCTGGTCACTACGAATGATAGACAACTTCATCATATCGCTCTGAGCCTGAGACTTGAGAGCTAGTAACTTACCTAGAAATCCTAAGATAATTGGTACTATGTTTACTAGAAGATTAATCACCCAGTCTATTCCTTATTTATACTTTGTTTGGTAGTTGTGAATGATGTCAATCATTTTGTCCAGCTTCTCGTCAATCCTGTTGAACATCTCTTTGTTATCATTCTGCATCTGAACAATCTGTTCTTGCATATTTGCCTGCTGTGCTTGAAGAACTGCTACATCCTTCTCAATTCCAGTTATGTAAACTATGGCACTCAAAATGAGAACACCTGTTGTTGCTATATGCGATAGGCTTATTGCCTTGCTGACGTGCCATTTCTCTTGTGCCATAATATCCCTTATGCTACTTTTTCAGCTACTACTTCTTCTTTCAGACTCTCTGTTAGAAGTGACATAAAGGCATTCCTGCCTACGTTTAGCTGGTCTAGGTTGAATTGACTTGAACTAATCTTTCTGTCCAAATCTGTAACGTGATTAACCAAAGCTACTTGCTCTTGTGTTAAATCATCTACGTTGTATTCTTTATCGTCAATTGTGATTGTCTGTTCTTTTGTTTTTTTAGACATCTTCTTTCCTGTTGTTGTTATGCGTTTTCTAGTTGCTCGATACGAGCCACCGCCTCTTGTAACGCACCCACTAATAAAGGTACAAGTTTTGATTGGTCAATTCCTTGGTAGTCCTCGACTTCTCTCTCACCCATTACAGCTTCCGTAACCAATTGTTCTTCAGTGCGTTCTTCTTGTGCTTCAACAACTACATTACCATCTTCGTCTAATTCTTCTTCAACTGCTGGAATAGTAATTGTTTCATATTGCGCTGGGGTGACTTCATACTCCTCGGTAGTCATAGCATCTTTCTCACCAGTAACAGCTTCAGGAACAACCTCTTGTGCTTCGTGTGCTAGGAATCCATCGACTGTTGTATCAGCATCTTTAATAAAGTTAAATCGACTTGGATTGAGTAGCTTGAGCCTATCGATAGAGTCTGTCATTGGTACTACGTTCTCTTTTAGGCGGTAGTCTGAGGATGTGTTGTAAGCGGTTGATGAACTCGATGTTATTATAGTTCCAACTTCTCCACCATTATTTGTATGTTCAAATACAACCGCTCTATAACTATTTCCTTTTTCACCAACTAAATTTAAAGCACCAGTCCTATTAACAGTACCATTTGTATGAATCCTTCCATTTGACTCGATACGCATCTTCTCATCACCATCAATAAAAAACTCGATATTTGTGCTACCCTCAACATTCCCACCGTCTGCGCTAAATCTCAAATCATTACCGTAAGACACTACTTCGTGGTACAGTCCTGAAGTTGAGGTATCTGTTAATCTTACTGCTGGGTTGGCTGAAGAGATATCAAGTTCTTGTGATGGGGATGATGTGCCGATGCCTACGTTGCCAGTATTAAAAGGGTTAATAAGAAGATTGTAGCTTGCCGTGCCAGTGC